GTCCCGTCAGTTCTGGGGTTAAAAACCAACGCGCCCCCGCTAAACTGCTTCATCATTTCTGGGAGTTCGTACTGGAGAAACGGCGTGGCGACTGACATAGAAATGCTTTCTGTGCCGTCCACATTTCTATTCTCCTGCCCAAGAGTGCGGAGAAAGCCATCATCACATCCAGCAAGAATATTCGTTAGCCCTGTACTAGCGTTATACCCTTCAGCTAACGAGTGAACATTATCGAGCTTGCTCCATTGCGCCCAACGTCCTGGTTGAAAACGATAATCATACATTAGAACCATATTAGGTGTTGAACTGGCTCCTGTTGGAATAGCAAATAGGAGTAGGCTGTGTTTTTGCCAATTTACGGTTCTAGCAACATTCATTTTATCAAGGTTGGCGTTTTCTCTCAGCCAATTAGCAATTGGGTTTGTAAGAGCTGAGTGTTCAAAATCCCCATATTTCTCAGTAGCCGAGAGCGTATGAACTTCTCCTCCCTGCCAAGTAAAAGCGACATCATTCATATAATGAGTGATTGTATTGTGCGCTACGCAGCCTATTCCCTTAGCAAAAGGGCGACGGGCAAAGGCGTCTGATCCTGTAGGGGCAGAGCCTTCGATAAAATGAATGGAGCCTTTATAGGGGCCTTTGAATACATATAGCCTATCTTGGAACGACACAATTCCAGTAATCCTGTCACCATCATCAGGATCAATCGTAATGCTCCCACTTCCGGCACTAGCCCAATCGGCAGGATCGTTGTTTACAGAATAGTAGAGGGTGGAAGGATTGGCTTTAACTCCAGCAGCCCAACACTTTTGTCTGTGAACTGTAGAAAAGGCAAACCTCGGAGGCGATCCCGCAAGGTTTTGCGCTGTGCTTCCATCCCAAGACTTCGGCACTTCGTTTTCGTTTGACATGATGAGAAGGTCTTCAAAGACCGTATAATCAGGGGTCGAGCCAGCGGTCATGCTGGTAAAAAGGTCGCTGAAGCTATCGTCTGCATCGTCTTTTTTAATCTTCGTTCCAACGTGCATAACCCTGTGTTGAGCAGGAGTTCCGCTTGTGCCGGTAAGCCAAAGATCATAAATCCCTGTAATAGCGGCACTACTTTCTAATGCGCTCGCAAAGTTCTTCGTCATTCCTTCTATCTTGTGAGGCCCGCCATCAAGTTCGTAATAGCAATTCTCCGCCGCATTGAGCCACGGAAGCTCAACCCTGTTTCCTTGAATGGGAACATAAGCCGTAAAGCCAAAATCAGTGGCCCACCCTCCCCCAAAGGTGTGTACGAGGAATTTGCTACTACGCTTTGCCACTATCTATTCCTTAATTGATCAAAGGCGTCACCTGCCGTATAGCGGCCACGTCTACCAGAGCGGTAAGGGCTTCTAGCCATTCTGCGATAGGGCGTCATTCGAGGCTCTATGCGTGGGCGGCGCTCACCGATCTCCGTAGAAGACGCAATACGAGCCATTATTTGTTCATATTCTGCCTTTGCCTCTCTTGTTCTGTCATCGTCCTTTTTGTCTCTATACCAATGGTATAAAGCGTGAAATACGATGGCATGGCGATAAGAAAATGGGACGATTGGCTCATCAGTGTCATTAACAAGGGACTGAGAGGCCGTGCCAGAGGCATTTACCGCTAACTTATTCGTGACAAAGCTGTATGGAATATCATAGGCATCATCAGGTGGTTTGTAGAACTGGACTCTTCTGACAGGAGAAGTGCTGCTTACAAACGCCCTATCCACAATCGTCGCTACACTGGGCTTGCCTGTGGTGTTTACCCTTACATATTCACGGCGAAACCGAGTTCGGTCTAAAAGCCTAATAGAGCGGTCATCATCAAAGGAATGAATATCTATAGGCCGTAGGAAGTCAGCGTGAAGATCATATTCATCTTCATAATAGAGATATGTTCCGCCGCTTACTGTAGCTCCTACATATTTTTCATTCAGGGTAATCTGTGTGGCAGAATCTACTGAAGCGATGGTGTAAACAGGAGCAGTGCCGCTAATTATAAGTTTGCCTGTAGTGCGAGCATTATCATCTCCCCAGGCATTGTCGGTGGTAAAAGCAGTTCCAGAGCCGGTGAGAGTTGTTGAACCCTGGCTAATAGACACAGTGCCGGTAGTATATTTTGGATGCGTGATAAGACTTGTATTACGCTCTGACCAAGGAAAACGCTCCTCGAAGCCAATGTGCATGTCTTGGAGAGCTACATTGATATAGCGCTGTGCCTGAGTGACAGTCGCACTACCTGAAGTGGTTTGCTCACGGGTAGCATTAAGCAATCCGGTATATAAGTCCGAAAAGTCTTTATATTGTGTTGCACTGCCCATAAAAGGCTCCTCCAAAAACTATAAGCTCCACGGAGGAACTAGGGCCTAGTACGCCTCCACAATCTTTGCCATTAGGCTTTACGCCTTGCATGGTGCCGTACCATTGCATCATTACTGGCCCGTGGACCCATAACTCCTGGCAAATTTGATGACTCTGTAATGTTGATCGAGCCTCTGGGAGCCGTTCCGCCAAGCTCTACATAACAGCCTTTTTCAAACCGTAGCTCACCGCTAAAAGAGGTTTGGTTTTCTGCATCAAAGAAAAGAAGCTGCTTTGTAACGCCACCATTGGTATTTGCAGTATCGGTGTCATAGACAGCCATTGTCTGTGTGCCTTCATCAGCAACCTGCGAGGCACCGCTGATCCATCCAGGGCCTACAAAGACGTGTCCTGAAGCATCCATAATGGGATTTTTCGCATAGCGATCCTTCACATAAAGCTGCGCGTCATCCATTACAAACTCACCAATAAGGATAAGTCCGGTAGTGGTGGCGAGATGGTCTTGCAGCCCAAGAACTCCGTCTGTTACCGCAATATTAGTTATAGACGATACTGCGGCATCGGCCACAGTCTCTTGTGTTCCACCATCTTCTGTAATGAAAAGGTCAACGGTTCCAGAGCCATCGGTTTTAATAACGGTCTTTAGTTCTACAGTGTACCAAGTGTCCCTTTTGATAGCCCTGCCAAAATTATTCGGGACCGCGCTCGCATTTGCAGCACCAACGCCTAATTGTATTACGTCTGTAGCAGCCGTGATCTTAAAACCAAAGGCCACTGTGACTGCTGCACCCGACCCCTTTAGTTCAAAAAGGGCGCAAACATCATCTGCCGTAGCCGTAAAATTATCTCCAAAATAAAGCGGAAAGCGAAAAAAGCTCGTACCGTCATCAGCAATATTCATGTCGGCTTCAGTTAGTGTTGCGACATTGGTCCCGCCACTAGGCTCTATACGAAGGGCATAAGCACCTTCATAGGGAGCGCAATGATTAAAGGGGTACTTCGCTAATGTTGTATAATGGGCAAGATCTAAAATGCCGTCAGTGTCAGCTTCAGAATCAAACCCAAAGGGAGTAGACCCGCCGTCAAACCGGGCTTGAAAAGTCCAAGCATATGCCATTTGTTATCACTCCCTAACTAAACCTTTCGAGATAAGCTCTTCCCGAAGGTTATCTTTTGTACGTTGAAACGACTTTATACCGTTAGAGGAAGCGATAGAGCGAAGTTCGTTAATTTTCATATTCGCAGATGTTGGTAGGGGATTAATGTCAGTAGAGGAAACCTCTACTTCTTTTTCCTCCTCAACCACTCCGAGAACACGGGAAAGCATTTCCTTTACAGCAAAGCGCTGATCGCCTGAAAGAAGTGCGAGCTGGCTCGCCAATTCAGGATCAATTTCTGTGAGCGTTTCTACCTGCTCTTCCGAAAAGGTAACGGAGTTGACCTCGTTAAGGTGCATCTCCTGCTCTTTAGGAATTTGCGCTCCATCCATAGCCATGTCATGCGAAGTCGTATGAGGCCGAAGCATCTCAATGTTAACCGCCGCATCACCAACTGAAGGATCAAGAACTTCGTCTCCGCCTGCTAAAAGGCGAAGAGCCATGTTCTTATACTCAGGAATGGTTTCCTTGTTTTTCTTATGCCACCAAAGATTTCGCTGTACCGCCCCAGGAGGATTACGCCGCATCACCTCAGAGGAAGGCATTCCCTCTTTGATGTTTTCTGCCAACTTCTTGAACCGCCTTACAGCTTGGTCACGCTCATTGGGAGCGTAAGGACGAGGAGTTTCCGCCTCTAGCTGGGCTGCAATTCTATCACGCCGCCTTTTCATCCCCCCGATGTCGGTAATGTGCCGACGTTCGTGAGGAGCGGAGTTTAACATTCCATCAAGTTGAGAAAGCTCACGCTTAGTCTCTTCAACTTGATTTGGTCGAAGAAGGTTTTTAGCAGGCATAGGAACTCCCGTTATTAGCCTTACGCGTCAGTTGTAGCTGTAATGTTTGTTTCGAGCGCAACTTCACCAGCCAAGTTACAAATTCTAATAGGTTGGAAGAAGTGAGCTGCGTCACACGCAACAGCTTCAGTGACGTTTGCGGCATTATCAGTAAGCATAATGTCGATGTTTGGACCGATCTTCCCTGTCGATCCAGTAAGAAGGCTGATAGCTAAATCTTCGCCACCTTGATTCCAAATATACCCATCATTTATTCTTACCTGTGTCTGAGCAGTAGTGATGGACTCGATGCCTCCGGTGTCAAAGTTTCCGACGATATGGAAGTTTTCAATATGAACATCCGTACCGCCGACAAGAAGAATTGCACTGTCTCCACCATCAGCAGCCGCGCCTTCGTGGCGAAAGTCTGTAATGTGAAGACGATCAGCAGCGGCAGTAGTTAGGATAGAATCTGTCATCTGCCCTGTAACATCGCGGATGGTTAAGCCTTTTAAGGTGCAATCCGCAGCAGAAATAACAACAGTATTCACTATCGCATCAATCCCACCTGTGATGAGAATATTCTCAACCCAATTGCTTGCCGCAGAAATAGTAATAGTTGAGTCTGTGGCAGTAAAATTGAAGGACGGGCGAGCTGCCCCGTGTCCAACGCCGATGCTTGTAATGCCAGCTACATCAAGAGCTACACCAGCGGCCCCTGAGATAGTTTCAGAGTGGCCTGGAAGCAGAATAATGTGGTCGCCATTATTGGCGGTACATTTACCAATAGCGCCATCCCAGGTTGCACATGCGGTTTGAGGGCTAAGGCCATCATTACCGTCTGAAGCATTACTTGCGCCTGAGTCTACAAAAACGACCTTGCCAAGAACGACTCGTCCAGCAAGATCATAGGACCAGAAATTATTGCGAAAACTATTGCCTTTGGGCATCTCAATTCTCCTTAAAGGTTCTTATAACCCCTCGGATGAGGAATACACCTTTGCTTTCTTAACACCTCCTGAACGATCAGGTCCGGCCTTGCCGGGGAGGCCGTCAGACCACCCCTGCTTGACCTTAAACTCTGTCGTACCAGAACCACTTTGCAACCCAGGGCTCGGCCCAGAACCAGTCTTGGCCTTGCCATGAATCTGCTCACTGTAGAATTTGTTCGCCATTAGCTCACCTGTGAGCCAAGGATGAACCTCCACTGATCCCACATCCACATATAGCGCATATACGCCCGCCACTTAGCAACCATCGTGTCGATGTCTTCCGCCATCGCAAACTCAAGCGGAATACGATCAACCCAAGAAGCATGTTGCTTTTGAGCAGATGAGTCAGTGAGGAACCAGTTATTAGAGTCGGTCAAATAGATCCACTCTTTTACCTGATACGCACCCTCATGGACGTTAGCGTTATTCTCTGCCGTGTCCGGCTTTCCACGCGACTTCACGATTTCGTATGCGGTATCGTAAAGGTCTGGCGGAATAACAATGGTGTCAGGAACACTATTGAAAAAGTTCCCTCTATCATCACGGAAATTCACGAACTGAATACGCGCTGTCGCCAACTGTGTCGCACTCAACGCCGAGGTAAGAAGGTTGTCGAACCCATCAGAGGTATCGACACCAGACGCCGTAGTCGTGTGCGAGTTGGTGCATAACGCTACGCCTTCAGAGTGGCTTTGGAAGAAAGTATCCACACTAAATGCGTTGTTGAAAAGACGTGCTGCATGTTTTTGCCGTGTGCGGGTAGCCGCTTGAGCAAGACCAGCAGGACGCTTGTCCATGATGTTGTACTGGTCATCATCAAAGAGTTTACGTTCGACTTGGAAGCCGCTCGTAAATTCAATGTGCGTTCCAGTAACATCGTATCCTTGGGAAACGTCATCATAGTCCACCGAGCCGGAGAACTGTGAGAAGTCACCAAAGGCACCGACTGAGGACATACGCACATCTGCGCGTCCGTTGTCGGCAGGTGAACCAAAGAACATCGGGATCATGTCTTTGACTTGTTCCCGGTCTTTTGACTCATTAAAGATTTTCTCGAATCTTGGATCAAGTAAATCTGCAAAATTCGTACTAACAGCAGCCATATTCCTTACTCCCTAAAGGTTACTAAGCGACCTGACCACCGTACAGGTGATCGTAGTGGAGAAGGTCAATCTGAAGATCAGTTAGAACCTTCGAGAAGTCTGCCGGGGTAATCAGTTTAAACGGCAGAAAGTTTACGTTGTCGGTATCTACAGCAACGGACATATTAACCTGATCGAATGTGCCGGTAAGTTGGACATACTGATTGTCCATTGCGCTGTATCCAGTAGCTTCGTCCCCGTGGAATCCGTAAGGAAGCCCAATTACCGTATCAGAAGTTGTGGAATCTTTAGGAAACGCAGCAATGAAAACTGCGTCTGCGCCCGACAATGATGTAATCTTGCGGCAAAACCCAGCATTCGGGCCGGTAGCTGCAAGAATAGAACCTTCATCAAGGCTCGGAGAGGAAAAACTAACATCAGTAGAACAAGCAAGACCGTCTGTGTTGGCTGTGTCCACCGTTCCAGCAGTAATCGCAGTATCGTTGGTAGCGCTACCAGAAAGTTTTGAACGCAAAATTGCGTCAGGATTCACAACAACACTAAGAAGACGGGAAGTAGTTGACCCATCAGAGGCTTGAGCATTTGATATTGTAGCGGAGTCAAGTGCTAAACCGATAACTTGTAGCGCGGTATTTGTTTCGACCATTTGAAGGCCGGAACCACCCCCGCCTGCTACTTCAGCAGGAATTCCGTTAGAGGGAAAAGTTTCACCTGCCTGATATTTTATAATGGTGGGGGTGCCTCCACCTAAGCGTCCAGCGTATCTCATCTTTCAGTTCTCCTTTGGAAGAAACAGAATGCCGTTCCGATTACACCTTTCGCCAGAGGCATCGGAATATCCAGTTACGTAACAAAAATCATCACTCTCTCGCGGGACTGCGTATCCCACGGATTCCGCATTGAACTTCTTGGCCTCGTCAGGAGTGAGTAATATTGCTTTACGGAGTGCGGCGAGGTCATCAATGTAAGAGCCAGCGACAGAGCGCCGTGGCCTTCCAGGGGTAGCGCGAGAAAGCTCCTCGCGGCCCTTGGGGGTTTTTTCCTTCTCTACCAATTTGAGAAGTGCTGCCATCAAGCGGCCTTCTTTCGTGCGATCTCTATTTCTGCTTTAAAATTAGGATCGTCAGAGCCCTTAAAAAGCCCCTTGGTAAGCATTGTTTTGTAATAGTCACGCTGTCCCGCGTTTAAACCCTTTGCCCAACCTGAATCAGACTCATCTGAACGCTCTGCGCTGCCTGAACCTCCAGTATCCTCAAAGGTGTCCGGCTCTTTTCTTTTGCCTTGCATGGGAGCGTTAGAGCCTAAAGCAATTTTAAGGGCTTTAAGCTCAGTAGTCATTGAGCTTGCGTCGTCCCCCAATTCTACCAACTCGTTAAAGGCCTTTTTAACCCTTTGATATATAGGAGAAGATTTGTCTTTGAGCTTTGGATTACGCTCCATATAGGAGTCGATTTGCCCCAAAACCTTACCTTGAATTGTTGCTTTCTGAAGTTTCGCATCGGTCTGAGCTTCTGCGTTGGCTGTAATGGATTCTCGAAGCTGTATCTCTAGCTGCTCATCCATTTGATCTTCTGTAATGGTTCCTGCGTTGACCATTTCGCGAAGTTGACTGCGCGTATAAGCCTGTTTCTGGGGGGTCGCCGAAGCAGAAGTCGTGGGGTTTGACTTTACAACCTCGGCGATCCCTTCCAGCTTGCCGGAGAGGCGAGCTAGTTCGTCCTGGAAAGTAGAAAAAGCCTGTTGCTGGCGGTCTTCTGACTCTTTTTTAGAGTCATCGCCTGCGACGGCAACAGGAGCTTCAGTTGAAGAATTTGTAGTTTCTACTTGTGTTTCCGACACACTATCCCCCAAAAAGAAAGCCCGCACCAGGATCGCTGGGGCAGGCTTGGGTTGTCCAATGACCTACTTTGATACTCTATTTAGTTCTATCCGAAGGGCGTAATACTACAATTTCCTCTAAATGAAAACCCACTATCACCCCATCCTTTATGTTGAGTTGAAAACTACCACTAAAGTTAGACTCGCACATGCGCCGTATCTTCTGCTCAACCTCGATTGGCAGCAACCTTTCAGCGGGGCGTAAGATGCGAGTTTCAATTCTCACGCAGCAACATCTTTCTCTTCAAGATCGCCAAGTTTTTCCAAATCTTTACTAGCTTCTTTTCCGCCCTCTTTTAACTCTTTTGGAATATTCATAACGGCTTGAAGGGTGGCAATGCGCTCATTCAGCCTAATAATAGCTATCTGCTTTAAACGCATTTCATTACCATCCACCAAAAGCGGTGAGGCTATTTCGTTCATGTAGCGATCACGCGCTTCGGCTGCATTTCTAGTTGTAGCCTGTAGATATGAAAGAAAGTTATCCCAATTCTCATCACCCGTGAGAATTTCAGCTTTTACCGCTGCCTGTTGGATGGCCTGAAGCGTTCGCCCCTTCTCCCTAATTGTTTGAGGGATAAGACGTTTAGAATCAATAAATTGAGACTTAGAGTAAGTCATAAATTAATTTCCAGGCCAATTAGATTTTTTACCCCTTTTGGGAAGTCCTTGATTAGGAGTTGTGGGAGCCTGATCAGCGTCGGCATCATTTCTATAAGTCGGAGAATAAGGCTTTCCATCCTTCGTTATTGATGTCCCCGCAGTAGTCTCCCTATTCATCGGGTTCTTTGGATCACTGCTATTCTTACGTGGCCTTCTCTTACGTGGCCTTCCTACTTGAGAGCCGTAAGTCCCTGGTCCTTCTGGCATTTATTCCTCCTTAATATTTCATTGGGTTTCTGCGAGAAGTGCTTCTAGCGCTATTGTTTATTCGCGGCCTAGGCTTACGAATGCGAGATGGCTTAGGCTTACGAGGGGGCCGTCCAACTTTAGACCCATAGGTTCCTGGTCCTTTAGGCATTTATTCCTCCTTAAAATGTCCACCTAAACCTGACTCCGCCAGTATAATTAGGCTTCCTATACTCTTTAATTTCTGCACCCGCATAAGGCTCAACAGTCGTTCGCTTGGTAGGCTTTATAGTCTTACTAATTTCAACACGGCCTCTTGTTTGCTCTCCTGTTGCTGCTGAAAAGCCGCCCCTTACGTTCAGAGCGGGGGTGCCTTTTTTTCGTTTAATTTTTAACTTTGGCCCAGACATCACATTGCTCCTGTGTTTGCTCCGCCGCCTGCCCCCGGCAGAGTTTCATCAATCATTTCATTCGGGCCACTAACAGGTGGTGGCTGCGTTGGTGGTGCCTGTGGGTTTGTCACTGGCGCTCCAGGCTGTCCTTGCTGACCTTGCTGGAATTGTTGCGCCGCTGCAAGCATTTGTTGCTCTTGCTGCTCTGCTTGTGCGCCCTCTTGGAT